TCAGTCAGGTTTCGCCTGCTGCAGAATCAGCGCGTCCTCAAGCTCGATCATCGCCAGCTCCACAACCTGCTGACAGGTATGGAACTGTTCATCCGGTGTGTCCGCTTCGCAGGCCTGTTCAAGCGCATCGCAGGCATCGACCACCCTTGAAGCGCTGATGATTCGTGCGGCACCTTTGATCCTGTGGGCCAGGTCGCGGGTTTTCCTGCGATTGTTTTCCGGTATCAGTCTGGCCAGCAACAGCCGGTCCTCGTGATTGCTGTGCAGGAGCTGCGCAAGCAGGCGTTCAACCATTTCCGGGCGGTCACCGGTCAGGTTGCTGACGCTGTCGAGGCTGAACGGCAGAGGTGTGCGCGCCTGTGGCGAAATGGCTGTCAGCCGTTCGCTGAGCATCGAAAGGCTGATGGGTTTGAACAGGCAGTCGTCCATGCCTGCTGCGCGGCAGCGCTCGATCTCATCAGGTTGCGCATTGGCCGTGAAACCCCAGACCGGACAGCGTGGCTGGCCGTCTGCATCTTCAATCGCGCGGATTGCCGTGGTCATGTCATAGCCGTTCATGACCGGCATGTTGCAGTCGAGGACTTCACGATTATGTAAGTGGTTGATTTTATTAGTCGTAAAATCCTCCCCAAAACTTCCCCAATATACCCCTAAAAAGAATTACGCCACGTCAATCCACTCCGACCCGCGACCATCCTTGTACATTTCTGTCATGGCTGCGTTGCGGTGCCCCAGCAGCTTCTGAGGATCACGGCCTTCTAAGGCATGAAGCCGCGCTGCCAAAGATCGCATTTCATGGAAGCTGGGCGGGTTCGCACCCAGGTCAATGCCGAGAGCTGCCGCACCTTTGTCCCTTGCCTCGGCGAACGCAAGCGTCAGGGTATTCAACTTTATTGGGTTGCCTGCTTTTGCGACGGCAACAGTTCGTGTGTGATGCACCAGGTGCTTCGACAGCACTCTGTCTCTGCATGATTTGATAACGCTTGAGAGATCGAGGCCGATTGCTTCAAGTCTGAGGCTGGTGCTGATCCGCAGTCGAGCGCCGGTTTTCGACTGGATGACATGCAGGAAACCGTCGTGCTCATCCTTGAACAGCATCGATCCGATATCGTCTCTGCGTTGCCCTGTGAGAAGTGCAAGCTCCATCGCCCGCTTTAGCCAGGGCCTGTCAGTCGCTGCGTGAGCGGCTTTCCAGAGTTCAAGACTTAGGCGTGCACGTTTCACTTTTGAACGTGCAGGCTTTGTCGCGTCGACTGGGTTCAGGTCACACCAACCAGCAGCAATGGCTTCGTTGAAGACATCCCGCAGCAGCGACCTATATGCTTTTGACATCGGCGCTTTCCCGGCCTTGGAGAACGTGGCGAGAAACGTCGCGATATCCATTGTCCGGATATTGCGTACGAACTTTTCGCCGAAAGCACTGTTCACGGTCTTGAGCCTGCTTTTCATGCTCCTGGTCGTTTGCGCGCTTAAGCCCCTGTCGGTGTAGATCAGTTCGTACTCGCCAAGCCAGTCGGCGAATGTGCGGTCGTCCACTGCAACTGGCTCTGCGATACGTTGCGCCAATGTCGGCTTCAGCACGTCTGCATGATTGGCGGCTACAGCTTCCATGATCGCTGCCGCCTTGTCCTTGCCCAAGCCGAACACTCTTCCGGTGACCGGATCACGATACGTGTAATAAGTGTGCCCGTTACGCTTGTCGGTCTTCCGATACAAGTTAGGGGGTAGGTCTTTTGACCCGGCGTTACGCGGCCTTGGAACCATTACGTGCACTCTCTATTCGGCTGATCAGGCTTCCGCCCGTAATACGGACAATCGGTTTTTCGGGTTCGCTGTATTGCGCCTCGGCTTCTACATAGTAGCTCCGGCCATGCTTCACGGGTGCTGGCGCTATTCGGCCTTCGCGTGCCCATTTGCGCAGCGTGTTCAGGCTGGGCGGCGTCCGGAACTGGTCGGCCGCCCACTCGTCGAGGGTAACTTTGCTCATGATATTGCTCCGGGCCGCGCTGGGCGGCGGAAAGGGTTATTCAGATGGTGGTGGTAGAAGTTTCTGGGCCGCCTCAACCATCCGGCGACCGTCAGGCAAAAGCATGTGAGGCATGAAAACTTCTTCGAAGGTCATCAGCGAGCACTCGACGGCAGTTACCTGTGCTTTCACCCAGTCGCGAAGCAGTGAGCAAACCGCGGTCTGTGCGATTTCCGACGCTTTCTGTTTGTGCTGCTCCAGCGTTGAGCGCATCCGGCTTGTATGAGGATGCTCGCGCAGCCAGGCAGTTGCGTAACCGCCCCAGTGGCCGGGCAACTGAACAGTCCGGCCACGATGTTCGAACTGCACCAGCGTCACCTGCTCCTTGGCCTTGTGCATGATTCCGTAGTTGTCACATCCGAACCGGCCGAGAATCCTCTGAATTTCAGCGAACGCCTTATCGCCGCTGGTGGCGTTTTCGTAGGGTAGGGGCATTGCATAGCTCCGCCCGCCGATCACCGGCAGGCTCTTTATTCGGGAAGGGGATATCGGGCAGGTACTACCAATCACTGCTATGGTCCACGCAGCCAGCAGGAGCTGGTGCAGCACCAAGGAGAGGTTATGGAATGCACCACAACGGCGGATGAGGTTTACGGTCCGCGCAATGCCAGGCTCGGCAAGAGGGCGGTGGACGGCAATATCTGGTCGGAAACAACGATGATTTTCAGAATCATCGATGACCGGGTCTACTCAATGCACTTGCAGTACCTGGGCAGGCTCAAGTACGGCATGGCGATGACTGACAGGGGAGAGCTGATCTTTATAGTGATATAGAGCATAATCACGACATCCATAGGTTTTGTATTTAATGGGTGGTAAGTCATCGTAGCTCCTTGTTGGGATTCTGTTTTTATCGGCATGGTTGTGGGATGATTATGAGATTTTTGTTAGGAATGAGCGCCAGGGGTCGTACGTATGAAACTTTTATCGCTTGAGTATTCGGAAAATATCGGCCGTGATCAGGAGTGGACACTGCATAGGCTTACGTTGGGTGATAAGAACTTAATTGTTGGTAGGAATTCAACAGGTAAAACAAGGACGCTGCACGTATTGACCAGTCTGGCTAGAGCGCTTTCTAGTCCTCAATATAGTGTTTCAGGTTCCGGCAAGTACTTCTGTGAGTGGCGGGACTCTAATGATAAGTCTTATATTTACGAGTACGTGATCGAGAATGCAGAAGTAATTATTGAAAAGCTCACTATTGCAGGGGAAGTTTTCCTAGATAGACATCCCGGAGGGCAGGGAAAGATTTTCTATGAAAATGTTAACAATGGAGAGTACTTGCGGTTTCAAACTCCTGTTAATGAATTTGCCATTTCAAAAAAGCGTGATGCTGTTCAACACTCCTTCATAGAGCCGTTACATCAGTGGGCATCGGAAGTACGGCACTACTTTTTTGGGAGCTCGTTTGGCAAAGAGCATATGGCGGTATTTGTGCCTAACATGCCGCCTGTTGATGAGCGTGACTCTAATCAAACAGTGGGTATTTTCAGGAACGCTATTCGTGATTTTGGTGAGCAGTATACGGATAAATTAGTCGAGGATATGCGTTTTCTCGGCTTTGATGTGGAAGCTGTAGGCCTAGGCTTTCCAGTATCCATAATGCCGGAGCTTGTACCTCCCGGTCTAAACAGTATTCTCGTCAAAGAGAAAGGCGTTAAGGGTTATGTTGATCAGGTAACCATGTCTCAAGGCATGTATCGTGTTCTTGCTCTTTTGATAAATGTAAATTACTTACTAATCAAGAAGGCAAGTACATGTGTCATTGTCGATGATATTGGAGAGGGCTTGGACTTTGAGAGGTCATGCAAGCTGATAACACTTTTAAGAGATAAAGCTGATCGGTCAGATGTTCAGATAATTATGTCGACTAACGACCGCTTTGTGATGAATGAGGTTCCTTTGAGTGAGTGGACAGTATTGCACCGTCGAGGTTGTGAGGTGTTTGTTAGTAACTACTCTAACTCTAAAGAAAAATTCGACGAGTTTCGTTTTACAGGTCTGAGCAATTTCTCATTTTTCGAAATGGATTACTTGTCTGATTGCATCGGGGAAGGATGATGAAACGAATAGCATTTTTTGTCGAGGGATATACTGAAATGCTTTTTGTTGAACGATTGGTGGTGGCTATTGCCGGTAAAAATGAGGTGCGCATAGAGGAACTTAGGATCAAGGGTGGAAGAACTGTACCAAAAAGCATAGTCACCATCAGGGCTGCGGATGATGACATAGGGCAAGAGTATTATGTGTTGATAGTCGATTGCGGCGGTGATCATCAGGTACGAACTCGATTGGGCGAAGAGCACCATGGGCTCACTATTAAAGGTTACGAGAAAATAGTCTGCATTCGGGACGTTAGACCGAAGTTTAGCCGCGAAGATATACCAAAGCTTTACGCGGGACTAAGAAGTGGAATTGACATAAACCTAGCGCCTGTAGATTTTATTTTATCTGTAATGGAGGTGGAGGCATGGTTTTTGGCTGAGTTTAATCACTATGCTGAAATTGATCCTTTGATAACTCCTCACGAAATCGCCTCTCAGCTCTCATTTAATCCAGTCGTAGATGATCCTGCTTTAAGGGATGATCCTGCTTCCGATCTAAGTCTCAGCTACAGCATTGCAGGTAAGACATACTCCAAAGGGCAGGCTAGTCGTACGATTGATGCTTTAGACTATGCTTATATATATACTGACCTAGCAGACCGTATTCCTGAGCTTAAACGGTTAGTCAATCATATGGATTCCTTCTTAACTCCTCCTCAACTCACCCAGTCGCCATTTGGTCTTTCATAGACTAACTGGGATGAATATTTGGTGTGTCCGTCTATTTGCGGGAGGAGCGCCTTTCGTTAATTTTTATGCTAATTCAGGAGCTCATTTAAGTTGAGCTCCACTCTTCCTATATATCTGATTAAATGCTTACATTAAGGTAGGCAGCGATTGCCGGGCGCGCGAGTAGCTTGGCGAGCAGTCGCCAGAAGTGATTGATCATGTTATGGCTCCGCATGGGCGTTAGCCTGTGGAGGCCCGCCGTGAATTGCGTGATGGGTAGTCCTGTGTCAGGCGCTGGCAGATAGGGCAGGCGCGTGCTCGGCACCATTGGTCAGGCCTGCATGCAAGTCGACCTTGTTGCCGGCCAGTATCCCGGCGATCTGGGCGTTTAGGTCGAGCTCTGCCTGTCTGGCCTTCCTGGCTTTGCCGATCTGCTTGTCTGCGAGGTATGTATCGATCAGCGCTTGGTGCTGGGCTTCTACTGCTACCAGCCCCTGTCCTGCGCTTTGGTGTTCTGGCGTTGTCGGGTCTTCGCCACGCGGTACAAGCTCTTGCAACTTGCTCTCAACCGCGAACACCCAGGCTATGGCGAAGTGATCGCCGGCAGTGGGGGCGGAATAGCAGCTCCGGTACTTGCCGGCACGCACCCCGGAAACGTATGCGTTCCGAGCCTGCGTCAGCTTCGCAAGTAGAGTTTCGTAGGCGTAGAGGGCAATATGCTGTGCAGGGCTCACTCCCACAAACTTGGCACGCTCGACGCGGTTCTTTTTGGTCTCGCACCAGTGGGTGTTACGCAGGGCCTTGACGTTGAAGACCTTGGCCACCACGGCACTCAGTTGCTGATCCCATAACGGGCGGCGCTTGGCTCGCGACATCGAGGATTTGGCCTCGCCAACGTCGCTGACCTTTACGTCCGTTTCGCTGAGGTGATATTCACGCATCAGCGCCTGCGCCTGGCGCATCGCTGTGGCCGCTTCGTTCTCGTTCGAGCTTTGCGAAAGCGCCAGACAATGCTTGATCTTGCGGATAGCTCGCTCGAGCTTTTTCGGGTCAATGGTGTTTTCGGACATGGTTCATCCTCGCCGGGGTGGCGTGAGTCGTTGAAGTGGGGTATTGGTGTTCACCCCGGCAAATCGCCGGAGCAAGGAGATAGAAACGATGGGAATTAGTGACTGCTGCTCAGCTGCGATGACTGAAGTTGAAGACACAGGAAGTTCGGACAAATTTCTGAGCTACGGAACAGATGAAAAAGGACCAAACCTTGTCACAAGTTATGAGTGCAAAGAGTGCGGCGATAAATGGTCGCTTGAGGTGCAAACACAAGCGCCTGATCGGAAGAATTGGTTCCCTGCTGATCAGTCGCGCTTGAACTAGATAGCCATCTCGCTCTATGGAATATCCGATCGGAGAAAGCCGTGTTTATTAAAGAAATTGTCGTGCAAAGCGTTCCTCAATACATGCAAGCAATCATTGATTTAAATGATGAGAGAAACACTTTGACCGGCTCGGTGTATAGAGGGCAGTCGAACAGCAATTGGAGCATATCGTCTGGGCTAAGTCGGGTTTCAAAAAATGCGCCCAGTTCCGATTTGCTCGGTCGAGCACGAAATGCTTTCAAAATCTTTGATGCTGAACGACATGGCTACTATGCTCTTACGAATAACAGTCCTTGGGATGTTTTGGCGCTTGCACAGCACTATGGTTTGCCAACTAGGCTTCTAGATTGGAGCCACTCACCCATGGTTGCACTATTTTTTGCCCTTGATGGAGTAAGGTTTAAAAGGCAGTCGCTGGCTGAGCTTTCTAGTGAAATTCGAAATTCTCCAGTTCGTCAGATCATCCGGAAAGGTGATGTAGTGGCGCTGCCTGAGCACGATGCTGCTGTTTACATGATTCCGCATTCATCCACTGAGGGCTCTGCTCCGTGGTGCAGTGCAAAGGACCTGCCCGCCGATGTTTTTGCGAAAGTTAATGATGCAGAGTCTCATGGATACTGTTTTTACAACCCGGACGTCACCAGTGGCAGGCTCAAAAATCAAGGTGGATTGTTTTCAATAGGCGTAAATCCATTTGACGAGTTTCCATCGAAGAGCGCGTACAAAATTATCATTCAGAAAGAATGCATTGCTGAAATGTATTCCAATCTTGTGATGATGAATGTGGGTGCCAAGCTAGTTTATGGTGAGCTTGAGGGTCTATGTAAAGATCTTACTTTCCGGAACTTCGGTGGCTTTAATCAAAGGTGCTATGACTGAAGAAGACAAATATTTCCTACTTAAGCGTTCATAGTTTAGAGGGGAAGGCGCTGGCTGGCAGCGCCACAAGGTCAGGGGCGATTGTCCGCGCCGCAGTTCCGGCAATCGAAGATGAACCGGCCTTCATCGCTGACGAAACGACCACATCCGAGGCAGTTGAACATCATCATGCGAGGGCGCTTGGGCTTCGGCAGTTTGATGCCGGTGCAGCGCAGCGCTTCCTTCAGATCAACATCCTGCCGATGAACAACGCGCCTGGCATGCATCAGCAGATAATCGACAGGCCAGATCACCAATTCGTCATCGCCAATCGCTTGAGCCTGTTTGAGCGTCAGGCGGTGCGCTTGCTCAAACCGGTCAGTCTCGCCAATTGGCCATCTGGCAAACAGAATGTCGTTGCCATTCCACTTCTTCCGCACCTGCAGCACGCACATACAGCCGTCGACCAGCTTCGGCTCGGCATCTTTCCGGCTGATGTACTGGTGATCAACGCCCAAGTGAGTGCGCTGATCGATGTACTCTTTCGGCCAAGGGATGTCGGTGTCGCGGTGACTGGTTGCCTGCTCTGCGGTGAACAGCTCGGCTTTGTCCAGATTGGTTGTATAACCGCCGCCCAGCGCCCAAAACGTCAGGCCGTCGCCAACATGGCTTCGGCTATCCTGCAGGTAAAACTGGCTCATGGCGTTTCTCCATGCATGCGCCGCCCTCCGTGTCCGGTGGTGGCAAATTGGTTGGGGGTGAGCTATAGATGATCACCGGCATGGAGCCGGATCAACGGAGCACTCAGATGGCAACTAAAATCACTGTTGGACAGATTGTTGATTGCGGGATCGGAATCGGCATCTCGGAAAGTTGGGACTCCGACATGAAAATATCTGTCGGACGCATAGACAGGTGCAAGATCGCAATTTTACAAGGTGATCCGATCGCAGCGATGGCCGCGCTCAGCATTCCGCAAGGCGTTCCCCGCGATGAAGTCAGAGAAGTGTTGCACTCTCTTGCAGAAGCAGGCGATGTAACAGAAGAAGAAAAAGCTAGTCTGGTTAAACGATCAAAATTCTGGGCGCATGTTAAAGATCTATCTGAGGCCGCAGCGATAGTGAAGGGGCTGGTTTCTCTTGCGGCTTCGTCGCTGAAGGACTTTGATTCTATTCTTTGATCAGTGCTACTCACCCCGCCCAATCCGCAACGCCTCACGCTGATAAGCCGGCTCCAAATTCCGCGCCACAATTGTCGACACCGTGATTTCGTAGCGCGGAATCCTATCCTCAGGCCGAGAAGCTGCCCAGCGCAAGCTGAGCGGCATCGCCCACCTTCGCTTCAAGCACCGACTTGAACTCTTGCGCGATCTCTTCGCGCTGCACGTCCTCGCCGACCCAGCGCAGCTTTAGCACCGGCTGTGCGCCGCTGGTGATGACCGAGATACGCAGGATGATTTCGCGCTGCTGCAGGCCTTCAAACGGCACCGCCGAGAAGATCAACGACGTGGGCAAGGTTTCTTTGCTGGTCGCCTCTATGGCATCCATTGCGCTTCGGCTGGCGCGTGTCTCGCTGACGGTGTGATCGCTTTCCGATGATGCCTTGACGGTGATCGTGCGCACGGCGGCGATGGCCTTGGCCAGCGGGATGTTCTGCAGCTCGTCGCCGACCGCCGACAGGGTGCTGTGCCAGTCTTCAATCCAGTCGCTCATATCCTTCTGGGACATGGCCTTGCCGCTGATGGCCTGCACGGCCTGATAGGCAGCGGTGGGCTTGAGCTTCAGCACCGCGCGATCATCTGCGTGGCCTGGCACTTCCTCGTTGCCCAGGTTGAACAGCACCGAACAGGTCATTTCGTCCTGATTGATGAAGCCTTTTGCGTCGGCGACTGAGCGGTCGGACACGTATTTTGCGAAGTCCGCCAGGGAGTTGGTGGAGAACGTGCCACGGAAGCGGCTGCGGCCTGCGCCGAATTGCTCAAGGTTCACGATCTTCGCGCCTTCGGGCAGCACGATGGTGGGCGTTACCGTGTTCAGCTCTTTACCTTCCGCGATCAGCGCGGTGTCAGTGATCAGTTGAATTGCTTCTTTCGTGAGGGACATTTGTCAGGTCTCTTTGGGGGGGAAGGGTTGTCGCGGTTGATCAGGTGCGCGGCTTGACCGGTGCTTGGTCGCGCTCGAATAGCTGGCCAGGGTGCGGTGCTTCAGCGAACAGAGTGATTCTGCCGCCGGAGCCAACGTGCATTGGCGTGTCGAGGCTGGTGTTCTCGCTGCGGGTGCCGCGCTTGGTAGGCACCTTGTAGTCGAGCTTGTGTTTGATCTTCACCTGGCTGGACTCGCCGATCTGTGAGAAGTCCAGGGTGATGACCACCTTCCCGGCTTTGCCGTGGTCGACGACACCGGCGGCAACTTCGGAAAGGGCGTGGCCTATCTGGCTGGCGAAAGCCCCGCCATTCAGTTCGTTGAGGAATTCGGTTGTATCTGTCGCTTTCGACATTGCAGTGACTCCGGGGGCTTGATTCCACTGGGTGGGATGTTGAGTTGAAGAGGGCGGCGGCGATGGTTGGCGCGGGACTGCATGCGCCTCATTTCGGCCTTGGCCCTTGCAGCGGGTAATCGATGTTGAAGTCGGCGATCAGTCGTTCCATAAGCGTGCTGCTGATGCCGATGAGGTTCTTGGCGGCGTACCGAGACAGCCCGCGGTCCCTCGCTTCCTTGATGCGCAGAACGTTCAACGCATCAGCGACTGGGTCTATGCGCTCGACCTTCACACGCGATAGGTATGGGCTTGGATCGAAGCGCTTGTACTCGAACCGGTGCTCGGCGGCGATCTTGCGCAGCATGTGGTGGCTGACCCCGGTGTTACGGTTCACATCGGTGATCGTGGTTGTCTTTGCCATGTGACGGATCTGCGCAATTACCTCATCGCTTACGTGGCCGCGTGGGAGATTCGTCTCAGGGGGCGGTGGAGCTGCTGCGCGCATCGCTTCCTTGGTCCGCTGGCGCGGCGCAGGCGTTGCTGCTTGCCCCATGCGTCCGTATGGCTTGGGCTTGTATGCGAAACCCTGCAGCGTGGCGATCACGCCGCCACTCTTGAGAAATTCCGCCACCTCAGCCTCAAGGGCGGCGGAGCGCTCTTTGTTGCGCTGAATCGTGCTCAGCTCTGGACTGATCATCAGCTTGCACCGTAGAGCGCGAACAGCACGAAGCCGGTGGCGATGGCGGCGGTCCAGCGCAGCATGTGAGTGGCGAACGACCGCTGACGTACAGGCTGGGCTTCCAGTTGATCAGCGGCCTTGCAAGCCGCGCTGTGGCCGCGATGTACGCCGCGCACAGTGCCGGTCGAGCGCTCGACGATGCCGAACTCGTTATTGCCGTTCGGCACGACCGTGAAGCGGGGCAGGCCTGCCGGGTTCTGGCGGCCGACCTTGTCGTAAAACTCGGCAGTGGAAAGGGTGCAGCGTTGGCGCAGGCCTTCGAGGATTGCACGACGCTGGCTGATTGTCTGGTGCATATGAGGCTCCTTGACCGCATTGGCCAGATGCCAGGCACGGGCGACAAAACCCAGCCGTGAGACTGGCCTGGCACCTGCCGATGCGGTCGTTTGATTGAGGGAAGGGTGATGCAGGGGGCCGATTTAACGGTTTGAACTCATCCGCATCGGAGATTGATCGGAACACCAGGGCGCTACCCCTGCTTGATTCCCGCCGCGTTTCAGGTATTGGCCGACAGATTCGGCTCAGGACTTTTCCGGGGCTTTGCGATCCTAGCGTTGCAGCCCGCTTGGGCACGCTCCGATCAATCTCCGATGCAGCCTGGCGCTATGACAGGGTTCGGGCAGTTTTCGTCAGGCTGACGCTGGCGCTGGTTGTTCAGTCGTCGAATCCGTATGAGAAATCGCTTTCCTCGCAATCGATCAACAGGACGGCGTTGCCAAAATAAAGCGAAGCAAGGATCCGCTCCCACTTCGTACGGAGATTCATCGTCACCGCGATCTTCTTGTCGTCGATCTTGGCGCTGTATACCTCGCCGAATTCGACTTTAGGCTTCCAGCGGTCGCCGGTTTCTCGCTCACCCTCAACCATCACATGCAGGCTGTGCTTCAAGCTGTAATCATGGCGTCGTTCGTTGCTAAAGCTGTAACGGTTGCTACCTTCGGGCTGCGGGTCGAAGTGGATTCTGTAGAATTTTCGAGAACGGCTGTCGTCCTCAATAATGCGAATCTCTGGAGCGCTCCACTGCTCCTCAGCAGCTTCATTTTTATGCTCATCAATGAACGCTTCTAGCAGCTCTTTCAGCGAAATCTCACCAGTGAGAAGGCCTTCACCGGTCAACACCTCAGTGATAGACGCATCGGCCTGTTTCATGATCGCCGACTCCATACAGGCAGCCTCCCAGCGTTCACGCAATGCATTTGCTATCAACGCGTTGTAGCGTTGAAGCTCGAACACGTCGGTGACATTTGCTGGGAATGCTTCTTTTACAGCGGCTTTGATCGACTCACCGATGGTGCCGTAGGACCTGAAAGCATCCTCGACGACGCTTTTAAACATCTTGTCGATGCCTTCGTCGATCAGCTGGCGAGGGCGATCAGATACGGCGTATGCGCTGACACGTTCTGCTAGAAGTTGCTCAAGTGTTTGTCCCATGACTCGTTGCTCCGTTTTGTACTGTTTGATTACCGCCTGGCCTCGTCGTCGAGGTCAGCTAGCGAATTCATTCTCAGCAAATCGCAGCCACTGGCCGGAACTTGTCCGAACCCTTACGGCTGATCTTCTGTTCGTAACCGCCCCGGCGTGACTCGGGTGCTCTGCGCTCGCGCCTCATCGATTCGTCGCCCAGCACAGCGTGCAGAACGATCACCGACATGAACAACAGGCAGAGCGGGGAAATGATCTGTCGGCGCATGGCCTCGGCGATCATCGCTGTCTGGCGATTCACGCCGAGCTTGAACATGGCAACCGACAGCCGCTTAACGACCGTGCCCGGCGCGATGCCGAACGTTCGGGCGATTTCCTTGGCGGTGCAGCCCTGGGCGGCTGACAACAAAAACTGCAACTCTCGCGGCGCAAGACCACGGCCGAGGTGGCCTCTCCATGCCCCGCATACGATGGTGGTATCCATTACGTCTACTCGGTGGTTGTCATCCCGCTGCGCACTCGCTGAATGCGCAGGAGGATTGATCACGCTTTCTGTAGCACTTCCTCATGTTTCGAAACCTTTTCGTGCCTCTCTTGCATCATCTTCAGCACCTTCTCCCGCTTTTCTCGACCGTCGATCGCTGCGAAAACTTCGATCGCAATGCCTGCGATTGAGCCTTCAATTTCCGAAGTCATGTTTGGCAGCCAAATCTTTACTTTTGCGTAGTCAGTGCGAGTGCTTCTGGCCATGTATTTCCCCTGCTGGTTGTCATCCCAAAGCACCCGGCAAGCCAGGTGCTGTGGTGATGAGTGCCGGTCTTTCCCGGCTGTCATCCAGTTCTCGGCACTGGCTCCGCTCTGTTCCCGCTGCTGATCGCAGGTCTGGAGTATTCGTTGGTTTGGCGGTGAGCTTCCTCCCCATGGCGTCAATGAGCATCTGTTCGCCTTGGATCACAGGTCCTTACAACATGCACGCTGCAGCTCGTTTGCCCGGTTAGGTGGGCAGGGTGCATGAGGTCCGGCACCCCTCAGCGCCGAAGCTCGGGGTGCTAATTCAAATCTGTTGATGCTCACTCCAGGCAGCCTATAGATGCCCTTTTTGCTGGACCTTTCAGGGAGACTCCTTGAAGTGCGCCTGTCGGCTTTGCTCGCGTGGCTGATCCTGTATTCCTGGTCGGCTGACGTTCGCTCGGCTTCGAGTCGGCGGGTTCTCCCGCAATAGCCAGTTCCAGAGCTGGCATGGAGATCGAAATTTATTACTCGCGCTTTGCCGTTTCCGGGATCGATCTGCGAGGGTTCTAAGCTTTTAAAGAGCGGTGTCGCTGCGGTTGCTCGCTGCGATGGGTGAAATATGAACCATCAGTTCATAATGAGTCAAGTACCAAAAGTACATAATTTTCGCAGGTCGAAAAATAACCCGCTCAATGGCGGGCCTGTTCAGATCGGAAAGGCTGGGTCTGGAACGAAAAAGCCCGGCGCTGGGCCGGGCTTTCCTTATGTTATGGAAGGTAATCCTGCCTTGATCTCATCAACGATCTCGGCATTGGATGCGCGGTTGCTAATGACACGAACGCCTGCGAACCCTTCTAGGTCTGACACCACTTCGTTAAAAGCGGCCATCAGTTTCAAACCGTCAGACGGCGGCTCAACGATGAAAAGCGTATCTTTAGCAAGACGTTTGATGGCCTTAAGGCGCTTCATCTTCGAAACCCAAGCGTCCCCGTGGTCGTAAATTTTAGATGAGTCCCCCTGACCGAAATACAGCGGTTTGATAGCTTGATGGACCTTTTCGTCCGCCACCATCACAAACGGGAAACGAACCTCATAGAGCTTAGTGCCAAGCTTCTGCTCTTTGTACCGCTGCTTTAGGTTTGCAACGGCTAGGAGGCTGCCAAGCTCCCTCTCAAGAACCCGCTCCTGATACTCTTTAGTAGCAAAGCTGTGGTTCACGTAATGCTCATACAACTCGGCCAGCGTCTTTTTGATGTCGTTCGTCCCGATGGAGCCGGGGTCGCTAAAACGCATCATCGTTTCACGCGGGTGTATCAAGTGCTTAAACGCGCTGATAGAGGGGCCTATCTCGCCCTTGCGCTCAGTAAAAAAACTTTCCAAACGAGTCAGCTCCGCGCGGACTTCGTCTCGAGCGCGAAGATATATCTTGTGATCAAGAGTCTTGAAGAATCGCGTGACTCGTTGGCGAGTACGGTCCAGCTGGTAATGGAATTCTCCGTTGCTAGCCAGCACCACCACCCCTATATTGACGAATTCGCCAGTCTCAGGGTAAGGGAGAAATCTTAGAATCGAGTAATTGCAAATGTATTTCATAGCCGCCCCCAGAACTGCTCTTCCTTGAACCTTTCCAGTAATTGATACCTTTCCGCTAAGGTGGGTTCATATTCCTCGCCGTGACCAAAATCACGGCGGACCCATTCTTCCGGCAAAAGGGATGTGATCCTATCCCAATCAGCCAGGGCCGCGTCAAGCTGCGTGAGAAAATCTAGACGAGCGAGTAGCTCGCCTGTCTTCGTGCTCAACTGATCACGGAAGACGTGGTAGCACCTGAACTCGTCCGCGTCTAGCTCGGAGTCAAAAGCAATGTTGTGATCTATGACAGCGAGATTACCGCCCTGATCCAAGATCAGGTTGACGTTGCCACCCATCGGGCCAAGGCCCCGATCTCCGTTGCCTATCCACCAATCAAATAGCAGAACCTTCTTTTTAAGATCGGCAGGAATTTTTTCGACATGAGCCCATGATACGTCCGAGGCGTTATCTACCTGCAGAGATGCGAAAGCAGGCCCGCCTTCTAAATCTCTCACATTTGGAACAAGGCTGAAGTCTATGAGGCCTTGGGGTATATCCATTAAGGCCCAGGGAGGTATGGGCAACCCTAGATGAGCCCCTAGCTCCGCTGCCAAAACCTCTGAAGTCAGTCCAGGTGCAAGTGCTCTAGAGAGCCCTTTGACAAAATAGGTTTGATTATCGTCGCCTCTAATCAGAAAAGGCTGAACGGAAACACCTTGGCTGCTCTGCTTAATGATTTCCCTAGCTGTCACGCGTGCAGGCATGAGCAATCCTTGCTGGCCATAGGCCGGTTATAAGTTGTGAAAAAAATTAGCATCCACGGAATTGTGGATACTTTCTAAAATAACCCCTTCGGCGCTGGCATCGTCATCTCTCACAAATCCCCGCCGCGCCAGATGATACGGCTACTCAGATCGTTCCCGTACAATCCTTCCTGTCCTTACCTCATCTACATACCCAGCCAGCTTGTCCTCGTCGGCTTGGAACAGAATGATCATCTTCAGGATGGCCTGAGCATCAGACTCGTTACCCGCCAGGCTCAATCGCTCAACGATCCGCAGCAGCTCCACGGCCGACCATTTCAAGTCTGAGGCGAGACCCTGTAGGTCGCGTGCGAGTTGTTGATTCGCCTTCGTCAATCCCATGGCTGGTACTCCTACAAAAAACCGGTGACCCGCACCGCCACGCCGATGATCTTGCAGTCGTCCGTGCATTTGATCATCGAGTATCCAGGATTGAGTGGTTTCAGATAGAGCTGGCCAGCATCATCTATCAGCTTCTTGAAGGTCGCCTCATTGCTACTGGGCAGCTTCGCTACGACCAGCTTTCCGTGTCTAGCCTCAACTCCCGGATCGACCAGTATCAGCATTCCCTCTGGAACGCTCACACCTGACGGGGCGGTCATGGAATCTCCTGCCACCTCAAGCCAAAACGCGCGGCCTTTGGCCTTATAGTCGCTCGTCTCATACCGGTCTGAAAAACCGGGCTCAACCGCTTCTGCCCAGGCGCCAGCAGCAACCGTGCTTACTACTGGGTAGCGGTACATGACCGCGGGTTGTTCGACCATCGCTAGGTTGGACGGTGCACTGGCGACAGATCGTGAGTTCATCGAGGTGTCTTCAAAACCATTCTGGAGCCATGCCAGCGGCACGTTCAGCTCCTCCGATAGCGACCTCATTTTGGCGGGGCCAGGCATTGCCTCTCCGTTCAACCATTTGCTGGCCGCCTTCGGAGTGACGCCTGTCATTTTTGAGAGACGAACGCCCGCTCCCCACGGCTCGATGTGGTTTTCTGCAAGCGCTTTCTTTAGGCGAGCCGCGAAGGCCGCTCTTAAATCTTCGATCTGAACCATAGGTACAATTCTGCACTGGCTTGCATGTACTTTCAGTTCCGACATAATATGTACTGCAAGTTCATATTTTACCCGGAGGCCACATGAGCCCGCTAAAGAAATCGATTGACGACGCCGGCGGGGTTCCGGTGGTGGCCCTGGCTTGCGGGAAGACCCCGCGCGCCGTCTACAAATGGCTCGCCGCCGAGTGCTTGCCGCGCACCGAGTACACAGGTGAAACGCATTACGCCGAACGAATCTCAGCTCTCGCTGCTGCCCGGGGTAAGCCTTTTGAGGCTTCGTGGCTTCTCGCGGAAGCTCATCCGAACAAGTCAGCAGCGTGACGGCAATTGTCGGCGGATGCGGGAAGGGCAGGTAGTACAGCGGATGGGCTGTTGATTCATCCAGTACCAAATTTCAGGCAAAAAAAAGCCGGTGGCTAGACCGGCTTCTTCAACAACACTCAGAGGTCAATTATGCATACCGACCACGATCCAGGCAATACCCGAAGGGCTGTAACGACAACGGCCGGTGAAAATCAAGATCTGACGCGTCAGCTTATGTCTTCGCGAGAAATTTCAGAGCTGACCGGAAAGCGTCACCCCGACGTGAAGCGCGACATCCAGGCGATGGCTACTGAGCTCAAGGAAGATGTGAGCAGTTTTGCGCGCATCTATCTCGACACCATGAACCGCCGACAGACCGAGTACATGCTTGACCGCGAACATACCGACTGCCTTCTGACCGGTTACAGCGCCGAGCTGCGCATGAAGGTGATCCGCCGTTGGCGTGAGCTGGAAGGGCAGGTTGTAGGCCGCTTGCAAGTCCCTGTTACTTTCGCCGAAGCCTTACGCTTGGCTGCTGACCAGGTTGAGCAGAATCGGGTGCTGCAAGGGGTTATTGACAAGCAAGCCCCAAAGGTCGCAGCGCTGAATCGTCTCGCAAGCACTGCCGGTTCCGTGTGTATCACCGATGCCGCCAAACACTTAGGTCTTGGGCCCTTGAAGCTGATCAGCTGGCTCAGTGGTAATCGCTGGATTTACCGGCGCACGTCGTTCGCCAATTGGTCCGCGTTCCAGCCTCGCCTGTCTGCGGGCTTGCTGGAGCATAAGCTTGTCCGCATCCCCAACAAAGAATCCGAAGAGCTAAAGGTTGTCGAGCAGGTGATGGTCACCCGCCGAGGCTTGGTAGTGCTCGCTGAAAAAATTGGAGCTTCCCTGTGAGCGTTCAAGCAATGTCGTGGGCGCTACAAATCCCGCGCGTAACCCTTTCTGATTCCAGCGCCCGGCATGTGCTGCTGTGCCTGGCTAACTACGCCGGTACTGATGGACGCGGGGCGTTCCCTTCGGCCACCACTCTGAGCGAAGACACTGGCCTTTCCGAGCGCACAGTGCGTTCCAAACTTGAGCTGTTGAGGGCGTCTGAACTGATCGTTCCAGGCAATCAGGCGCTCGCCGCTGTGTACATCGAGCGTCATGACCGAAGGCCGGTTGTATATGACCTGCCTATAAAGCGGGGTGCAAATCCTGCACCCCGGACTGAGCGGGGTGCAGATAACAGCACGGGGTGCAAATCACAGCAGAACGGGGTGCAGAATTCGACCGAACGGGGTGCGGAATCTGCACCCAATACGTCACTTAACCATCAATTAACCGAACAGCAGCAGCCGCGCGAGATTTCGGACGTGATCGCTGACCAGAACAAGCAGGCCCTGGAATCGACCGATGATCGTCAGCGCTTCGCCATGTTCGCTGACTGGGCACCGGACAGTCGCTACCTGATCGCCCAAGCCCAGATCGCTGGCGTGAAGCCGACCGATATCCCTGATGCGGTGATCAAAGGGTTCATGGGGTGGTTCGTTGCCAAGCCCAACACTGTGGATACTGCGGCTGGTTGGTGTCACCGCCTTGTGGTCTGGTTCGTGAAGGAACGGGCCAACGGCACTTTGCCCGCACCGGATGAGGAACCAACAGCAACCGGCGGCTGGGCGTCCAAGGGGGTGATCCTGTGAGCGGCCCTGTTCGAGCTGGTTATCTGGTCCAGAACCGGACGACAGATCCAGCCTACTGCCCAGCACCAGCCGTCCCGGTTGAGATTGATCCGGCAACGGAACAGGTTATCGATGAGCTGTTTCTCCGGCTGCAAGGTGCGTGCGGCGCGTGGCGGCAGTCATGGCCCAACCAGAAAATCATGGATGCCTCGAAACTCGAGTGGCTGGCCGAGTTCATGCGCTCCGGGATCACGTCGATGGATCAGTTGCGCCACGGTATGCGCATGGTCAGCGCCAGCAAATCGGCATTCGTGCCCGCACCGGGTGTGTTCGTCAGCTGGTGTTTTGCTCCGGAAGGGCTGGGCCTGCCCAGCGTCGAGGTCGCTTATTCCCAAGCTTTGCGCAACTCGCACCCAGGCATGGAAGGGCGTGGCAAGTGGTTCCATCCGGCGATTTACCACGCCACCGCAGCAGCTGGATTCATGAGCCTGCAAACCCTTCCTCGTGAATTGGGCATCGCCAGATTTGAGCAGAAGTACCTGGAGCAGTGCCGCAAGATCTGGCGGGGCGAAGAGTTGCCACCAGTGCCAGTAGCGCAGCTCGCTGCACCGGGCAAATCCATCACCCCCGAGGTGGGAAATCAAGCACTGGCCGAACTTCGCGCCAAGCGTAGCGGAGATACGCAATGAGCAAACTCACCAAGGCAGCGCGTGACCGCGAGTGCCAGATCCGTTACCCAGGTTGCTCGAGCGAATCCTCGACCACGGTGCTGGCCCATTACCGGCTCGCCGGGACCTGCGGCATGGGCATCAAGCCAAACGACCTGCAGGCCGCTTGGGCTTGTGCTTACTGCCACGACATCGCCGATGGCCGCCTGCGCGCACCGGCGGTGCTGAGCCGTGAAGAAGTCCGCCTGTTCCACGCCGAGGGTGTCATGCGTACCCAAGACGTGCTGATTCGTGAAGGGAAGGTGTCCCCGTGAAGCCCGCCGAAATGACGTTGTTCAAACCGAAGCGCACCCGCGCCAAGTCCGTCGACCGTGAAGGCTTGGAGCAGGCCGCATTGCTGCGCGAGCTCAAGCTGCGCATGCCGCTGGTGGCGGCGTTGATCTACCACGTTCCCAACGGTGGCCACCGGCTCAAGCGGGTGGCGGTCAAGTTGAAAGAGCAGGGCGTGCGCGCTGGTGTTCCCGATCTGGTGCTGCCGATGGCCCGTGGTGGGTACTTCGGCCTGTATATCGAATTCAAGGCCACGCCGCCGAACGATGCTGCTGTCTCTGGCAGCCAGTACGAGTGGATACGTCAGCTTAACCTGCAAGGCTATCTGGCGATCGTCTGCCGTGGTCACTTCGACGCGATGGAGCAGATCCGCGCATATCTCCGACTTCCTCAAACAACGGTGGCAGCATGAGCAATCAATTCAAGCCGGGGGACATGGCGCTGATCGTCGGGGCATTCAGCATGGTCCATAACATTGGCAAGCAATGTGAGCTTATCCAGCTGGTCCAGCTCGATGAAATTTACACCGCGCCCAATGGGCTTAGGTATCAGCATGCGGACGTTCCCGTGTGGATTGTTCGTGGTGAGGGCCTTTGCCGCTGGTTCGAAGACGGCACGGTTGAACAAAGTGACTGGGGCTTGTGCGCGCCGGTTCACCTGATGCCGCTGCGCGACGACTTCGTTCCAGAACAGCAAAAAGCCAATGAGGCGCAGCCAGCATGACAGCCGCCGTTCGCATTACCGATGCTGAAATCAAGCGGCAGGCCGCTGGCAACGAGCGTGACCTGCGCGACGTGGAGAACCGTGGCCTGTACCTGCGCTTCACGCGGGATCGTTCTCGGGCGTCGTGGTACTTGGTCAGCAAGGGCAAATGGAACCTCGTCGGCAGCTTCCCCGATCTGTCGGCCAAGCAGGTCGTTGCGGCACTGCCTGCCATCCGTTTGCGGCTTGATGCCGGTGCCGGTTCGAACCTGTCGAAGTGGGTCACGACTGGAGAGCTGCTGGACTGGTACGCAGACCGCATGGCACGCGACCGCAGCCTTTCAGAGAAGCGCAAGAAGACCGGCGCATCACTGATCAAATGCCACCTCAAGCCGCGCCTGGGCGACCTGCCACTGACCAGCATCGACAAGGCCACCTTAGACGACCAATTCATGTGGCCAGCGCAGGAAACCATCGGCATTGATTACGTGCGGTCGGCGTTCCAGCTGCTGGCCCTGGCGTTCCGTCAGGCGTTCAAACTGCGGTTGATCGCGGCCAACCCGATGAAGGACATCAAGTTCAGCGACTTCTCGAAAGCCAAGGTCGGTATCAAGCCTTCCAGGTTGCGCGGCACCCAGTTACAGGACCTGATCGAGCGCCTTCTGACCGTGCTCGAGGACGAACCGGCGGACGGCCTGCTGGCGCTGATGATGCTCTGCCACGGCACCCGCATCGGCGAGACGCGGCAAGCGCGCTGGTCGCACATCAGCTTGGCAGAGCGTGAATGGTTCATCCCGGCCGAGAACACCAAGACCGGTGTCGAGCATCACCTGCCACTGACAGACCAGGTGCGCAACCTGCTGATCAGCTATCGGGACATTCAGTTGGCCGGCGGGTACAGAGGTCAGTTCCTTTTTCCGTCCCGCAGCGGCAACGCGCTCAGCGAGGGCCAGGCGAGCGCCGTGTTCACCCGGCTGGGGCAGGGCGAGTGGACCAGTCACGACCTGCGCAAGGTGGCGCGCACCGGCTGGGCGGACATCGGCATTGACCACCTGATCGGTGAACTGCTGATCAACCACGCGATGGGCCACAACGTGAAGGTGTACATCCAGTCGGATGTGATGAGCCGCAAACGTGATGCCCTTGAGAAGTGGCATGCGCATCTAGATTCAAAAGGCCTGAACCGCATTCAGACATTGACCGGCTTTAGATCGGGAGATTTCGGTAATGGGCTACAGGCCACGGAAAATAAGGGCTGCGACCCTATCCAAGAATCAACCATAGGCGAGGTTTAAAAATGACTCAAACCGCAGAATTTACCAGCCCGCCTTTGACGATGGCGTACATCGATCTGATCCGGCCGCTTGTGGTTTTCGTTGCTGTCAGACATTTCGACAACTTCACGCAGTTGGATCTGACGATGATTGACGAAAGTACCCACCGTTTTGACAGCAGAACCTGCGGGTTCGATATCGACCCAATAGTCGCCTGGCTTCGCCCTGGGCTTGGTGTGACCGCATGAAGAAGAGTCACGAGGAGGTTTTGAAAATGGCCGAATTAACCGCGAATGTTTTGTTTACAGGCCAAGTCGCCACGCTGGTTGAGGGCGAGATCGCCGCCGACGGTAGCCCGATTTATGAATGCAGCGGCCGCCGTTATTCGGCCCCCGTGCGGATTGGCGTTATGGATAAGCACGGCAATCCGGTTCATGGCGAAAGCCTTTGGGTGGGATTGAAGGCTATAGCGCCGGAGGCTGATCAGTGAAGAAGAGTCACGGGCCAGCGTTCCGCGCTGCCCCACTTGACCTTGCCCCGTGCCAAGCCTGCCGAGGCCGAGCGGTGATCAAGGGCGTTTTTCATGAACTGGCCTGCGTGCAGTGCAACGCTTCGGGCTGGGTCGCCGCCGAAACAGGTGACGCTCTGCCGCTGGAAGTGCTGGTGACGCAGCTGAGCATGCGCCTGCAGGCCGCTGACCGGCAGATCGAACAATTGAAGCGCCCAGTGCAGATATCTGGCCTGGCTGCCCAGTACGAACAGAATAACCGCCGCGGTGCCGGTGGATCGAATTACACAGGGGATTGACCATGAAAAAGCGTACATACGTCGACAAGCCATTGGGCGACACCGAATACCTACTTGAAAACTGGGGCTCCTGGCGGATGTCTGGCATGGGCGTGCCGCGCTATGTCTCCCCGCTGGCAGCCCTGATGAATCAGTGCGCCCCAGAGCCAACTGCAATGAGTTATGTCATCACCGACGACACTGCAATGCTTGTTGATGCAGCTATCGCAAGGCTGATCGCGCGCAACCAGCAGATGGGCGACTTCATCTGGTGGTACTTCGGCTCCAAATGGACGATGGTCCGGATCGCTGAGACGCACAAGATGTCGGAGCGTTCAGCACGCGAAATCATCCGTCAAGGGGTCGCATGGCTTGACGGTGCTTTGGGGAATTTTTGCGAAGCAGCGTAAAAAGTTCTTTCAGGCCTGATAAACACCTGTTTTTATAGCACGGTGTTTAGCTGTTCCAGCGCGGCACCCCTGATGATTAAGCCCAGTCAAGTGCTGGGTTTTTTGCTTTATGCAGATGAATTCGCAGGCTGATGCGTACAGGTCACGGGCATTGCCCTGGGGAAATCGGACCCCTTTGGACGATGGTGCAACTCCATCACCCCGAATGCCGGAAATCAGTACCGGCCATCTGCACCCATTCAAAGGCTCGCCATATCGGCGGGCCTTTTTCATTTCTGGAGTAACGATGGACCCGACCGACCTCGGCCCAGGCACAGCTACCTGGCTGGGCGGTACGGGCACAATCCTGCTGGGTGGCTTCCTGTGGTTGAGGAAATTCCTCTCCAAGGATGCTGCCGACCGCGCAATGGACAATGCCGACATCGGCACCGTCCGCAGGCTGAACGAACTTCTCGACTCTGAGCGAGTGGCCCGCAAAGAAGCTGAGGCCCGTGCCGACCAGTTCGCCAAAGAACGCAACGAGCTGGCTGCCGCTGTCGGCCGTATGGAAGGGAAGATCGAAGCCTTGACCAGCAAGGTATCCCAGCTCACTGACAAAGTGACCAGCCAAAGCGCTGAGATCGCTCGTCTGCGTGCACAGCTCGGAGGTATCAACTGATGGAAAGATGCGCAATTGATTTCATCGCTCGCCGCTGGTGGCGTCGGGTGGAGGTATGGGTGATCGCCTCGCTGCTGGTAACCGGCTCGTTCGCGCTGGGCTTCGGTGCCTCGCAATGGTCGCTTGCCAGTTGGTACAGCGCCCAGGTCGCCGAAGTGCGCCGTGGTTATGACGAGGCCACTGTGCAGCGCGACATGCGCCTGAACAAGCTAGCCAAGACCGCAACAGATGCAGCGGGGAAGGTTGAGGATGCAGCAGGGAAGGCGACGGAAGCCGCGGACACCGCAAGCAAGGCCGCCGACAAGGTCAACGAGGTGCTGGAGCGGCAAACACCGTAGCGCGCCACAAATTCAGACAACGCCATTTCGTGGCGCGGAGTGACCATGCCCAATCCCACCTTCCATAGTGCCGGTGACGGCCGTGGTTACAGACGTGTGTTTGTGAATGGCAACGAGGTCGACAATGTTCTCTGGTGCGATACGGCTATTGGCATTGTGGTCTACGCGCCCAGGCCCGTGAGGGCCAAGCGGCCTGCTAGGGATGAGGTCTACACCAGGCGCTTGCGCGGCAATGTGACCGTAACAGCAGCTTAACGAACGAACACTCACAGCGCTGGCATACGCCGGGGCTTTCGCATTGGAGATCATCATGCCCGCAACAGAAAAGCAGATGACCGTTCACCAGATTGACTATCAGTGCGACGAATGCGGCAAAGGTGTTATGCGTTGGACTGGGATGGTTCTGACATCGCTGCCGGCGCAATTCCCGCACGGATGCACCGAGTGCAATGCCCGCGGAAACTATCTGGTTCTGTACCCGTGCACGGAATACCGGGAGGTCGCTAGTGAGCCATGACCAAGAAAAATTGGATGGTCATCACGCCCGGCTACAAACCTTTCCCGATGATCCTTCTTGAGTGCGCCCTCGATCACGCAGGCGCGCTTACCTTTACCCGGTCGATCTGGCCGCGCTGCACAGTGGAGTAATTCATGAACGAATCAAATATCAGCACCTGCATCACGTTTGAGTCGACACCCAGCGCGACAGCCAATGTATTCCAGCCGTCGCCAGGCGATCTCATCGTGCTCAAGTTCGACGGGTTTCTCGGCGCAGCTCAGCGTGAGATGGTCCAGAACAAATACGGTTCGGTGTTTGAAGAATTGGGCTGCAAATTTTTGGTGATCGAAGGTGGTGCCGATCTGATGTTGGTCAAGAAGGCAGCAGCTGAAGGTGCCCGGCCATGACCGACACCAAGACACTGAAGGTGGTCACGATCATTCCTGGCCCTCAGTCAAGGTCGGACGGTCCGCACCTAGCCCAGGGCACCAAGGTGATGCTGTCAGATGGCAGTGAGCTGGGCGGTGTAACCAGCGTCTTGCTGTTTGCAGATGCCGGTGGCGTGTGGAAGGCGAGCATTGAGGTGTACCCACGCGAAGTGCCCACCGTCGCTGTAGAAGTCGCCGCGCTGGCTGACGAGGAACGCCAGTATGCGCAAGGTGGCGAAGGCTGTGCCAATGTCCCGTCGGACGGCACGCGCCTTCTGGAGAGCGGCGAACGGGTCATAGCTCGTGGCTTGTAGCGGATGCGACGCCCGCCGCGAGTGGATCAAGAAGTGGAGCAAGGTGGCATATGAACGAGCACAGCAACTCCTTGCTAAGCCAGATCCTGGCCGAGCAGGTGAAGCAGACCCAGCTGCTACAGCGGATGGCAGAGCAACAGATGCTGCTGATCAACGCCCTGAGTGAAGAAGAGCCAGAAGACCCCGATGCACAGCCCGACACTTACCTGGACGGCACACCATGCCGTTGAGGCCGCAGAAGCCATGCAATGCTCAGGGCTGCAACACTCTCACGCGTAACCCTCGTTACTGTGATGAGCACGCTCACCTGCTCAAGAGTGCTGCCCGAGCCAAGCCCCGCGAGAGCAGCACCAAACGCCACTACAACTATAAGTGGCAGCAGGCTCGCGGTGGCTGGCTGGCTAAGCACCCTTTGTGTCTTCACTGTACAGGGCGCGGGCTGGTAGTCGTGGCTACTGACGTGGACCACATCACCCCCCACCGAGGCGACATGCTGTTGTTCTGGGACAAGACCAATTGGCAAAGCCTCTGCGGTCCCTGCCATTCGGCGAAGACGGCGTCTGAAGACGGTGGTTTCGGCAACGCACGCCGATGAAAATCAGAAAAGCCCCGGAAAAACAGTGAAATTCGGTCAAATGAGAGCGTTTCTCGCTCATAGGATGGGGGTGGGTCAAAAGTCTGAGCCTTTTCGTTTCTAGACCGCGCCCTCAATCGTTTTTTTACACCCGCGAAATTAAAAATTCTGGAGTTGCGCGATGGGAGGTACCGCCACGGTCGCCGGCCGTGGTCGCAAACCCAAGCCGACCGCCAAGAAAGCACTAGCCGGTAATCCCGGCAAACGCGCGCTGAATAAGGCCGAGCCCGCTTTTTCGAAGATCACAAATGTTGATCCGCCCGAATGGCTCAGCAACCGCGCTTCGCAGATGTGGAAGATGATTGTTCCTGAGCTTCTTCGCGAAAACGTGGTTGCGATAACTGATTTACACAATGTCGAAGCGTTCTGCGTTGCATACGACAACTGGCGAATGGCGCAGGAGTCAGTCCAGGCCCACGGCATTGTGGTTACCGGTGCCACCGGCGGACCGATGAAAAACCCGGCACTGACCGCCGCGAACGAAACGATGCGGCAAATGGTGACGTTCGGTTCGATGCTGGGCCTGGACCCGGCCAGCAGGACACGCCTTATCGGCGGCAACAAGGAAAAAGAAACCAACGAATTCGCCCAACTACTGAGATCTTAAATGGCCAAGTCCGCCCACCCCAACGTCGATAAGGCGATGGTTTGGGGACGGTCTCTGCTGCGCGGGAAGGTGCCAGCCTGCCGTTACATCCATCAGGCCGTGCAACGTCACTTCGACGATCTGGCTGCCAGCCGCAAGCGCGGGTTCAGATTCAAGTTCGATCCGGCGAAGGCTGAGAAAAAACTCAAACTGTTTCAGCTGTTGCCGCATACCAAGGGTGAATGGGCGTTCAAACGCCAGTTGATCACGCTTGAGGGATGGCAGCTCTTCGGCCTGGCCGTCACGTTCGGCTGGGTCAAGAAGAAGGGCGGTCACCGCAGGTTCCGCGAAAGCTACTGGGAGGTGCCGCGCAAGAACGGCAAGTCTGTTGTGGCCGGTGGTGTAGGCATAGGCATGTTCGTCGCCGACGACGAGTTCGGTGCCGAGGTCTATTCAGGCGCGACAACCGAGAAGCAGGCATGGGAGGTCTTCAGACCCGCAAAGCTGATGGTGACGAAATCGCCGATGCTGATCCAGGCTGCGGGCATCGAGGTCAACGCCTCGAACATGAACATCCCGTCCGATTTCAGCCGGTTCGAGCCGTTGATAGGCAACCCTGGCGATGGTGCATCCCCCAGTTGCGCCATCGTCGATGAATACCACGAACACCCAACCTCAGCTCAGTACGACACGATGCTCACCGGTATGGGGGCCCGGCGTCAGCCGCTGATGTTCATTATCACCACAGCCGGCGCTGACATCGAAGGGCCTTGTTACGACAAGCGCCGCCAGGTCATCGAGATGCTGGCTGGCACGGTTCCAGACGACGAGCTGTTCGGCTGGATCTGGACGCTTGATGAGGGGGACGACTGGACAGACCCCAAGATGCTGGCCAAGGCCAACCCGAACCACGGGGTATCCGTGTTTCAGGAGTATCTGGAGAGCCAGCAGGCTCGAGCGATTCGGTCTGCGCGTTTCACCAACACGTTTAAGACCAAGCATCTAAATCTTTGGGTGAGCGCCAAGTCCGGCTTTTTCAACATGGAGGACTGGAAGTCTTGCGAGGACACCTCGCTTACGCTCGATCAATTCGAGGGCCAGGAGTGGATAGCTGGTTTCGACCTTGCGCGAAAGCTGGACATGAACTCAAGGGCTCGCCTGTTTTGGCGGGTGATCGATGGAAAGACTCACTATTACAGCGTGGCTCCCAAGTTTTGGGTGCCATACGACACGGCTTATGACAGCGACAACAAGCGCATGTCAGAGCGCTTTCAGGCATGGCTGAACTCCAAACATCTGGAGGTTACCGATGGTGCCGAAATCGATTACCGCGAAATCCTCGAAGACACCAAAGAGGCGAACAAGCACGCACCGCTACGCGAGTCACCGATTGACCCTCACGGTGCTACTGGGTTGAGCCATGACCTCGACGACGAGGGTTTCAATCCGATCACCATCCAACAAAATTACACCAACATGTCCGACCCCATGAAGGAGCTGGAAGCGGCTATCACGGCTGGGCGGTTCCACCATGACGGCAACCCGATCATGACCTGGTGTATTGCCAACGTGATCGGCAAAAACATGCCCGGTAACGACGACGTAGTACGGCCCATCAAACAGGGCGATGACAACAAGATCGATGGCGCTGTTGCACTGATCATGTCGGTCGGGCGGGCGATGATGCAAGTCGTTGCCGGCGATGGCGGCGTGGACCGATTCATGGATTCAATCCGGGACCCAATATTCGAATGAACACAGCATCAATCATTTACCTGCTGACTGCAGTGCTGGGCTTTGCCCTTGCTGTGGCAGGCGTTTACGTACTGCTTGGCCTGGGTTGGGCGCTTCTTGCCGCTGCTTCGTCGTGCTTCGTCTCGGCAGCATTCATTCGAAGGGGACTGACCGGTGGCTAAGTCTTTCAAATCCGTTTTGAGCGGTGCAATCAACGCGCCTCGCTCATCAATAATCGATTGGGTGGGCAGGTCTCTCTCCGGCAGCGCTTCCGGAATTTGGGCGCAAACCGTGGGCAGCACATCCGCCAACGGAAAAACCGTGACGATCAACAAAGCCATGCGCCTGGCCGCTTGCTGGTCTTGCGTTCGCCTCATCTCCGAAACGATCGCAACGCTGCCGCTCGGCCTATACCGGCGCATGCCTGATGGTGGTCGTGAGGTGGCCGGTGACAATGACCTGCATTGGATTCTTAACACCAACCCGAACAGCCGCATGACTGCTGTGCAGTTTTGGGAGGCCGTAGTGGCTTCGATGCTGCTTCGGGGTAACGCTTTTGTCGAGATCATCCGTATAAGCGGCCGGATCGTAGCGCTTGAATTCCTGCTGCCCAACCGCATGGATTTGGATGTTGCGGACAACGGGGAGATTCTGTACCGGTACCGGGAAAAAAACGGGCAGCTCCGCGATATTGCTGGCAGCAACATGATGCATATCCCTGCGTTCTCTCTGGATGGGCAAATCGGGCTCTCACCTATCGCCTACGGCGCCGACGTATTCGGCGCGGCAATGTCGGCAGAGGACGTTGCCAGCTCCACGTTCAAAAACGGCATGCACCAAACCGTGGCCTTTGAGGTTGATGCAACGCTGAACAAGCAGCAGCGCGACGATTTTCGCGACTATGTCCAACGCATCAGCGGGGCGATGAATGCCGGTAAATCACCGGTTTTGGAGAAGGGTGTTTCCGCCAAGGTGATTGGTATCAATCCAGTGGACGCTCAGCTGCTGGAATCTCGAGAGTACAGCGCCGAGGAAATCTGCCGTTTTTATATGGTGGACCCGACGCTGGTCGGTTACAGCGATAAGGCATCGAATTGGGGTACCGGCCTTGAGCAGAAACTACTGCGATTTTTGACCTTCACGCTGCGCAGCTACATGCGCCGCATCGAGGAAGGGATCAGTCGCAGCTTGCTGGCGCCTGCGCAGCGCCGTCAGATTTACCCCGAGTTTTCCATTGAAGGCTTGATGCGTGCTGATAGCGCCGCACGGGCAACGCTGTATTCGGGGATGGTGCAAAACGGCATCTACACCCGCGACGAATGCCGCATGAAAGAGAACCTGCCCAAGATGGGCGGAAATGCCGGTGTGCTAACTGTGCAAACCAACCTTTCGCCGATCGACAAACTGGGTCAGGGCGATGACGGGCAAGCCGCAAGGGCAGCTCTACAGAACTGGCTAGATCAGCCGGCAAACTCGAAGGAATAAATCATGCAACCAAAATCCAAGGCTGGCAGTTTTAACTGCGAGCTGAGCCCGCGCGCGCTCGACAGATGGAATCCCGCCATCAAAGCGGCCGTGGAGTCCACCAGCGACACCATCACCATCTACGGCGTTATTGGCCAGGACTGGTACGGGGAAGGCGTTACCGTCTCGCGTATCGACGCGGCTCTTCGCTCAATCGGCGACAAGCCCGCCACCGTGTACATCAATTCGCCAGGTGGCGACATGTTTGAGGGCCTGGCCATCTACAACCGGCTGCGCGAGCACAGCCAGCCGATCACAACCAAGGTCCTGGGCCTGGCCGCATCGGCTGCTTCGGTGATCTACATGGCCGGCGCAAAGCGCGAAGTGGCCAGCAGTGGCTTTCTCATGATCCACAACTGCTGGACGCTTGCCGTCGGCAACCGCCATGACTTGCGCGATGTTGCGAACACGATGGAAGAGTTCGACGCTGCGATGGCAGACCTTTACGCGGAAGGCAGCGGTCAGGCCGTTGCTGACATTGCCGAGATGATGGATGACGAGACGTTCATACGCGGCCGACGAGCAGTAGAGCTCGGCTTTGCAACGGCCGTTCTCTCTTCTGACGAAATCACCGAGCGTGAAGACGAGCAGGCCCAGCAGAGTAACGCGCTGAAGGCTATGGATATCGCTTTGGCAAAAGCCGGAATGGCCCGCAGCGAACGCCGCGAACTCTTCGCCAATTTCAAGTCCAGCACGCCGCGCGCTGCTGGCGGGGGTACGCAATACGCTGCCTCGTCCGATAAGCCCCGCGCTGTCGAGCTGGACCTGTCACCCCTGCCAAAGCTCAACTTTTCCTTTCCCGTATGAGGCTTCACACAATGATGAAATTTCGTCTGTCCCCGGCATTCTTGATGGCTGTGTTGTCCATCGCTGCCTTGATCCCGCTGACCTTCGGTGCCACGCCCGAAGCAGTTATGGGTTCGCTTTTGCTGGTGGGTATTTCCACTGCGCTCGTAAAACGTGGAACCTCTCACTATCGCGGCTGGAATGCTCAGATGGGGAAAATCGGTGAGGATGACATCGAAACCCAGTACAAGCAGACCCAGGCCAACCTCAAGGACATCGGTGATCAGCTCAAGGCTCATGCCGAGCAGGCGCAGAAGAATGTCGATCGCCACGAGGGCCTGAGCAAAGAAACGTCGGCCAAGGTTGACGAGTTGCTGATGAAGCAGGGCGAACTGCAGGCTCGCGTTCTGGAAGCGGAGCAAAAGCTTGTCAATGCCAACCGTGACACTCAGCGCATCGAGAGCCCGAAGTCCGCTGGCGAGTTGATTGTTACCAGCGAACACATGGAAGGCGTCAATTCGTCTTTCCGTGGCTCCCGTCGCGTTTCCGTACCCCGCGCCGCTATCACCACCACATCCGCCGGTGGCTTGGCGGCCACGGAGCGCCTGGACACTGTCGCGCTGCCGGGCATGCGTCGGGCCACCATTCGCGATCTGATTGCACCCGGCGAGACTGAGGCGGGCTCGCTTGAGTATGTCCGCGAAACAGGCTTTACAAACAATGCTGCGACCGTAGCGGAGGGCTCTGCAAAACCGTATTCCGAAATTGAGACCGCCTTGGTCACGGCGTCGGTTCGTACCATCGCCCATCTTTTCAAAGCCTCGCGTCAGATTTTGGATGACGCAAAGGCTTTGCAGAGCTACATCGACGCGCGCGCTCGTTATGGGTTACTGCTCGCTGAAGAGGCTCAGTTGCTGTACGGCAGCGGAGCAGGTGCAAATCTGCAAGGGCTCGTTCCGGTTGCAAACCAATACGCGTCTCCAGCTGGCTGGACCGTAACCGGCGAACAGCGCATCGACCGGATTCGCCTGGCCCTTCTTCAATCCGAGCTGGCAGAGTTCCCTTCCGATGGCATCGTGCTCAACCCAACTGACTGGGCGCTGATCGAGTTGATCAAAGACAGCCAGGGCCGCTATCTGATCGGTCAGCCACAGGAAGGCACTGCGGCTCGTCTGTGGAATCGCCCGGTAGTCGCGACCCAAGCCATGAAGCCAAACGACTTCCTGGTGGGGGCTTTCAAACTCGGCGCGCAGATCTTCGACCGGATGGAAGTTGAAGTTTTGATTTCTACCGAGAACGACAAGGACTTTGAAAACAACATGGTCACGCTTCGCGCCGAAGAGCGTCTGGCGTTTTCCATCTACCGTACCGAAGCTTTCGTCACTGGCAAGCTCACGGCTGCGGCCGCCGCGGCTTAAGCTGCCCAACCCTAAAGTGGCCGGCACCCCCGGCCCACCGAGGTGAGACATGTCAGATGTATTGATCAAGCCGCTGCGGGCTTACGAGGACCGCGGCATTATCCGTGACACCGACAACGAACCTTATGCCGCGCCTGTATGGCTGGCCAAGGAACTGGAGCAACTCAAGCTTTGCAAGATCGTAGGCGAGGCTGGCGCAGCGCTGACCAACGATTCCATTGACCGCTCGGCGCTGACTATAGCGAAGAAGGGGCAGCGCTGGATTATCGTCGACGCTGAGGGCGCTCAGGTCGGAGACTTTATCGGCAAGAAAGAAGAGGCCGAAAGCGAGTTGGCCAAACTTTTGACCTTCACCACACCGGATCCCGCCAGCAATTCTGGACCTAATGTTCCTAGCGAAGGACCGCCGGTTCAGGGCGAGAATTTGCCTCCGCAAACCGAGCAGCACCAACCGCCTCAGGAGTGACGCATGCCTGTTATCAGTATAGAAACGGCCATGCATCACCTGCACGCAGAATCCGAGGATCAGCCGCTCGTGGAGGAACTTTTGGGCGCCGCGGAGGAAGCTGTTATGCAGTTTTTGCAGCGGCGGTTCTATGCCGATCAGGCTGATGTCGAAAAGGTGAAGGCTGAAATCATTCAGCGCACTCAAGCCGCGAGAGCTGCATACCGGGCTGCGCTGGAGTTGGCCGACGACCCAGAAAACGTTGATATTCGCTGCCGTCTTCGCGAGCGCGCTCGCCAATCATTGTCTGAAAGCTTTGAGCAAATAGATATGGACGACTTCGGCATCGTGATCAACAAGGCCATACAGGCAGCATGCCTGCTCAAGCTGGGCAACCTCTTCGCCAACCGCGAGGAAGTGGTGATCGGCACGATTGCCTCGGAGCTGCCACTGGCCTCCAAGTCGCTGCTTATGCCATACCGCATAGGGATGGGCGTGTAATGCGTGCCGGTCGACTTCGACATCGCATTACGTTCCAGGCGCTGGGCCGACTGCAGGACGATAAAACCGGTGAAGAACTGGCGAGCTGGCAGACGGTGTGGGACAAAGTCCCCGCAGCGGTAGAGCCGCTGAGCGCCAGAGATTTCATTGCTGCCCAGGCCAGCCAGTCAGAGGCCACCGCGCGGATGGTGATCCGCTACCGAGCCGGCGTGCTGCCGACGATGCGGATTCTTTACCGAGGGGACACCTACGACATCAAAGGTCCGCCTTTGCCCGATCCCGATTCGGGGCTGGACTATCTCACCATCTTGGTGGCCAAGGGGGTCAACGATGGCTGACTCGATTTCCTTCAAAATTGATGGCTTAAAATCACTTCGTGAGCAGCTGCAAAGTGTCAGTTACGACGTTAAGCGTAAAGGTGGTCGCTCCGCTTTGCGCAAAGCTGCCCAGCTGGTTGCTGATAAAGCGAAGGCTGGGGCGTTACTGCTGGATGACACCGAAACTGGTCGATCAATAGCGAACAATATAGTCCTTCGATGGAATGGACGCCTGTTCAGGCGGACTGGCGATCTGGGCTTTCGAATTGGCGTGTTGCATGGGGCAGTACTCAAAAAGAATGCGGAAAAATCAGCCGGCTCACCAACTCCTCACTGGAGATTGATCGAATTTGGAACCAGGAAAATGAAAGCCGAGCCATTTATGCGTCGCGCGCTAGCCGAGCATATAGGCATCGTTACAACCACATTTATTTCGGAATACGAGAAGGCTGTGGGCCGGGCTATCAGGCGAGCAGCCAGGTCAAAAGGAGGTAGCTGATGTCGGTCGCCCCAATATTCTCCGTATGCGCTGCAAATTCGGCTGTGACAGCTTTGCTGGGTTCTTCTCCGACCAGACTCTACCCATTCGGTGAGGCACCAGAAGGTGTGGCAAAGCCTTACGCGGTTTGGCAATTGATCACTGGAAGCCCGGAAAATTATCTTAGCGGTCGCCCGAACGTGGATGGTTTCACATTGCAGGTCGATATCTACGCTGACACTGCGTCCTCCGCTCGCAATGTAACAGAAGCCATAAGGAATGCGATTGAGCTGACGGCCTACATCACCCGCTGGGGCGCGGAATCTCGAGATACTGAAACAAAACTTTATCGCAGCAGCTTCGATGTGGACTGGCTAGTTCACCGGTAACGCTGTTCGGAAAACCGTAGCCCGCCGTGAGCGGGTTTTTTTATGCCCGAAATTTGGAGAACACAATGGCTATTTTGACTCAAGGCACACAGATGTACGCGCTGGTACCGAGTGCTGCGGACCCCACAAAGCTTGAAGTGGTAGAGGTGGAGTGCGTCACGGCGTTCAGCCCGGGTGGTAACCCAGCCGATCAAATCGAAGTAACCTGCCTCAGCGACAATGTCCGTCGCTATATGCGCGGTTTGCGGACCCCTGGACAGGCCACATTCTCTGTGGACGCCGATCCTAAAAATGCATCCCATGTGCGTTTGTACCAGCTCTCGGAAAATGACGCCGTAGAAAGTACTTCATGGGTCGTTGGCTGGGCTGACGGGTTCGGTATCAAGCCAACCGTAAATGCCGCCGGTGATGATTTTGAGCTGCCGGATGCAAGGACATGGTTTCTATTCGATGGTTACGTCTCCGACTTCCCGTTCGATTTTGCGGGCAACACCGTCGTTAAAACGGCGGCAACAATTCAGCGCTCAGGTGGCTCTGCTTGGATCACGAAGGCGACCGCTTAATGGAACTGAATATCGCCAATCTGAAAAAATCCAAGGCATTCACTGCCAGGCCTATCGCAAAAACGATCGAGTGGGGCGACAAGAAGCTGACTTGTTTCGTTCGCCCCCTGTCCTATCACACGGCAGTAGGTGACATCGCCACGCATCGGGGCGCAGATCCTTTGGCGTGTCGAATCGCTGCCAGCATTTGCGACGCAAATGGAAAAGCCGTTTTCACCGTCGCCGATATCACAGGTGAGGCCGATCCCGAGAAGGGCGCACTTGACCCTGACCTGACTAATCTGCTGCTCATCGCTATCGGAGAGGTACAGAACTTGGGAAAGACCAAAGCCTCGAAGACATAGATGAACTATGGTGCGAACTCGTCATGAACGGAATCGGCGGTCGCACGATCGCCGAGGCGCAGGAAACGATGCTGTATTCTGAATTTTTGGTCTGGTGCAAATTTCGGGCAAAAAGGGGATCTCTTAACCAAGGAATGCGGGTCGAAACCGCCATCGCCAGATTGCTTTCGTTCTACGCCAACTTTAAAACCGGAAAGCAAACATTTCTCATGAGTGATTTCGCGCCCCACATGGATGTTGCAGAGCTGACTCTAAAGGAGGCCATGGAGTCATGGGCTTAAGTGATTCTCATGTTCGATAAACTTCTTGTTGCGCTGGTCTAGAGATTGTAGATTGAAGTCTCTATACGAGAACGATTGAAAGGGTTGTGAAAATGGCGCACCTTCGGTGTCAAGCGTGTAATGCAAGGGTTTCTGAGTCTGATGTGACCTGTCCTGTGTGTAATGCGCAGATTGTAAAGTCAAGAAATTCATGGCTAATTGTGATATTAGTCATATTGCTCTGTGTTGTAGTTGCTGCAATGATCTGGTCGTTATCTGCAAGTGGTAATAGAAGTAATGATAAGAGTGAAGTTGCGGGACTCAGTGATCGGCAAGGTGATTCGAAAATAGAGGCAGCTGCGCTTGATGCTGTTCTGCAATCAATGAAGGACCCAGATTCAACAAGGTTTGGTGATGACTTGAGGGTTAATTATATACAGGGTAAAAATGTGGTATGTGGAAGTGTTAATAGTAAAAATAGTTTCGGCGGTTTTTCTGGTTTTAAAAGGTTCTTGTATTTTTATGAAGGCAACCAGTTGGTGGTAGAGCCTAAGGGCGACTTTGATCGTCTTTGGCATTTATTCTGTTAGAAGTCATTTAATGAATCATGGACCGCCTTCGGGCGGTTTTTTATTGGGCGGAGAAAAATATGGCCAGCGGTTCACTGGGTACCCTGACGCTGGATCTTATTGCGCGCATTGGTGGTTTTATCGCGCCGCTCGACAAAGCCGAGCGTGCCGCCACCAAAGCTGCAAGCGGGATTGGTGGCGCAGCAGATGCGGCAGCAGGAGGGCTTGGCTCTTTAAGCGCCGCTGCGTCCGCAGTTGCAGCAGCTGTTTCGGGCATCTCTGTAGGTGCGATATTTTCCACTTTTATTACCAACACAATTGATGCAGAGAACGAGCAAGTTCAGCTTGCGGCTGTGCTGAAATCTACTGGTTCAGCAGCAGGTTATACGCGCGACCAGTTGAACGGAATGGCTGATGCCATGGCCGACGCTACGAGCTTTTCGGGTGGTGATATTAGTCAGGCGCAAACAGCGCTCTTGGCGTTCACCGGAATCGTAGGCAAAGAATTTCCGCGCGCATTGCAGTCGGCCGCCGACATGGCCTCTCGCACCGGCTCAACCATCCAGCAGTCAGCAGAAACCATTGGCAGGGCATTGGACGTCCCTAGCGCTGGTTTGACAGCCCTCAGCAAGCAAGGCTTCCGATTTACTGAAGACCAAAAGAAACTGGTAGATGCATTCGAGTCGGTAGGGGATGTAGCGTCCGCGCAAGGAATTGTTCTTCAGGGCCTCGAGAGCACATACGGTGGTGCCGCAGCTGCGGCTCGTGACACGCTTGGCGGCGCCATCGAAGTGGTTACTAACTCTTTCAATGACCTGCTGACAAAGTCCGGAGGGCTGGATTCTGCCAAAGAAGCGCTGATCGGAATATCAGATGCTTTGAAGACACCGGCCGCTGCCGATGGATTGGTTCTCGCAGCTAAGGCAGCAGCAGCGCTTGCTACCGTCCTGACAGTTCGACTGGCAGCTTCAGCGGCGTCTGCGGTAGCTGCTTTTATCGCCATGCAAGCGGGAACATTTCAGGTCCAGCTTGCGCTGGCAAGAATGGCCGGAGTATCCACAAGCGCCGCTATTGCCCTGACTACGTTGACGACTGCTGCTCGGGCTGCCTCTGCCGCAATGGCATTTGTCGGAGGACCAGTAGGTGTAGCAATCTTAGCCGCTTCAGCCTTGGCTTATTTCGCTACAAGCTCAAGTGATGCCAGTGCTGGCTCCACTGAACTAGCTCAGAAAGTTGATTATCTTGGACAGTCATTCGATGGCCTTACAAAAAATCAAGCTCAGCACTCTTTAAAAGGGCTTAGCGCTGAGTTCAGACTTCAGAAGTATGCGGTATCTGATGCCCAAAACCTGGTCAATAATTACAAGCAAAGCATCGAAAGCTTTCCCAGTGATGGACGAGTTAAAGAATGGACTTCAGGATTAATAGAGCAGTCATCTGCGCTTGATACAGCGAAGCAAAAACTAGAAGCTTTGTCTGCGCAGATGAATGTGCTGAACGGGATTCTTGCAGCGCCCGTGAGCATTGCTGCTTCAAAAGTTTACACCGATCTATCCGGCAAAATTGAAGAGCAGATTTTAGTAGCGGATAAAAAGTCCGAGGCCGAAAAGCTTCAGGCGCGTATTAGCGCGGGCCTCATAAAAGGACTCAAGGAAGGTGAAGGTGATTTGCTTGTGGCTAAGCAAAAGAACCTTGATGCCATAGAGGCAAATGTCGCCGCAAGTCGCAAGGCAGATGAAGATGCAAAGTCCGAAGCCAAAAACGCTGCCGCCGCCGCTGCTGCAGCAATCCAGCGTGGCAATGATGCGATTACCGGATACCAGCGTCAGATTGAGTTAATTGACGAAACGACCGGGGCTCAAGCCAAGGCAACTGAGGCATCGAAAGTCGCATTCGACACCGAGTCTGGAAAGCTCAACGACATAAGCGCGGCCCAAAAAGAAAATCTCAAGGGTCTTGCTGCTGAACTCGACGCTAAAAAAGCGTTGCAGAAAGCCAATGACGAGGAAACCAAGGCCGCAACTTATCTCGCTACTTTGAAAAACGAAAATGCTTCCATCAGCGCTGGCTTCGATATGGAGCTTGCTGGCGCAGGGATGGGCGACAAGGCGCGGGACCGCCTGAAACAGGATATGGCCATTCAGGAGGATTACACCCGCAAAGCGGCCGACCTCCAGGCGCAGCGCAACTCCGGCGATATCAGCGCTGAGCTGTATGCCAAAGAGACCGGCATGCTATCTGACGCGCTAGCTGAACGGATGGTAAAGCAGCAGGACTATTACAACCAGGTTGATGAGGCCCAGTCCAAGTGGATGGATGGCGTCAGTGATGCCTGGCAGAATTACGTAGACGCTGCCGAAAACTATTCGACTATCGCGGCTGATCTCGTATCTGGCAGCCTGGACGATTTGACCGGTGGTCTGGGCGGCGTGTTCTCCGATGTAGTTACCGGTGCAAAGGATGCTGGTGATGCAATTGCGGACTTTGCCAGCAACATGGGCAAGTCGGTAATCAACGCGCTTTCCGACATGGCGGCGCAGTGGTTGGTCTATCAGGGCATTCAACTGCTGGTTGGCAAAAGCGGTCAGTCGGCCGCGGCCACCGGTTTGATCGCCAACGCGCAAGCATCGTCTGCGCAGGCCGCTCTGAACGCTTACGCATCGACCGCCGGTATTCCTCTGGTCGGTCCTGCTCTGGCACCAGCTGCCGCCCTTGCAGCTACTGCGGCCACGGCTCCAATGGTCGCCGCTGTATCCGCATCGGCGCTCGCCGGTATGGCTCACAACGGTATGGACAACATCCCGAAGGAAGGCACCTGGCTGCTTGATGGCGGTGAGCGCGTGCTGAACCCGAACCAGAACCGAGACCTGACCAAGTACCTGGCCGACAAGTCCGGGAATGGCGGTGGTGGGTCTACGCCGATCAGCATCAGCGTGCCGGTGACCGTCCAAGGCCAGCCGGGCATGAGCGATGCCGAGGCAGCCAGCCAGGGCAGGGCAATAGGCGAAAGCGCAGCCCAGCAGGTACGCCAGGTTCTCCAGCAGGAAATGAGGCAGGGCGGTTTGCTCTGGAGGCGCACTTAATGGCTGAAACATTCGATTTTGATGTGCAGGTCGGTGCCTCGGGTGATGTGAAGCAGCGTACCTGGTCGAACGACTTCGGCGACGGTTACACCCAGGCTGGCGGCGTCGGTATCAACACCAAGTCGCAGGCGTGGGATGTGACGGTGACCGGGCGGTTCGGCGCTGGCCAGAAACTTCAACAGGTCCAGGACTTTCTGGACCGACATGAGGGATTTAAGTCATTCCTCTGGACACCTCCAGGCAGCGGGCAGGGCCGGTACGCGTCGAACGGCTACAAGCTGTCGACCATCGGCAACGGTCTTCACTCACTGTCCACGAACTTCAAGCAAACATTCAAACCATGAAACGACATGACGCGGCAGGGCCGCCGGAGGCGATAATGGGCGATCTATCAGATTGGCTCGAAAGTGAGAGTCTCGCAAACCTTGCAAGATACGCAGGCCGACCTGCAGAGCATTTGCGTTGCGTAATAGTCACCAAAGCTATGAAGGATGCGGCAATGGAGTACGTTTATAGCTTGCACGACCAAAATATAACGGTCTTCATGCTGGACGACATTTACAGGATCATGTCAGCTCTTCACCCGGAAGATCTGGAAGGCCAAGCAGAGCTTCCTTCACCCGCTCATACGTGTCATCAAACGATTCAAGCGCCTTTTCCTTCACGAAGCTAGGAACGTCAGGAGCTGATAGTGCTGCGATTGTCATCATCAAAGTGTTGACGTGAAACAGGCCAAGTGAGATTGATTTGAGCGCCTGAAGGGTGAACAGCTGTGTCCCGGCAGCGTTTCCGTGGTTCATGCTCAAGAAGTTGGTGGCCGTTGCGGACTCTTCACCTTCCGGTGATAAACCCCAATGCCAGTGAGCAATGACGTTTCGAGCGTTTGAGAGCTTTCGGTAGTCAGCTACACATGAATCAATACGCGAAAGGAGGGCTGGGTAAATCAGTGACTCGTTCGACCTACGGAACGCAATGAGCAAATCAAGCAGCGCCCCAGCTTTGAGCTTCAGTGATCGAGTAACTACAACGGACTGACTTTCTTTCAGTCCGGAAATCGCTGCGAAAAGACCGTATAGCCCTTGATCGCATAACGCATGGTTTATCACAACCTGACCAATTTCTTGCTTCATTGCATCGCTAGGGCCGGCAAGATAGCCGTACTGTGCATTCACATCGACCTCCTGGTCATAAACGCGCCGAAATTGGCGCTATCCCAGTCCTTGGGTTTGCAGGCTAAGGACAGGGAGATAGCTCATCGAAGCCGGCGCTTAACGTACAGGCTGGACATCGTGGATGAGATTCCACTCGTCGGCGACATCACATAAATCGCTCTGATTTGAGCGTTTGATTTTTTCGATTAGATCATCAAGGCCGCGCTGATCGACATTAGCTCGTGCGCTTTTTTTTGGGTTTTGCAATGGAATTAGGATGTCGCAAATGCTTCCCGCAGGCAGCTTTGTGTCTTCCAGCTCTTTCTTTAATACTTCCCGCCCTGCTTGGCGTTCATCATGGGCATGGCCGACTTTTTGCGTGCCGCGTTTGATGCGTTGAGCTCTATCCACATTCGCTTGGTTCATGTCGTCCCTTTGTTTCAGCAATCCGTCGGAGGCAGAACGCTACTACTCCGCACACAGCCCCGCCACTGGCATTCCATCCACGCTGTATGGGTGGACAGTTTCAGATATCGACACCTCAAACCCCTGACCCCGCCAAGTGCGGGGTTTTTCGTAGGTAACCACCATGATTTACAGCGCGGACATCCAGAAACTGGAGCCCGGCAACCAGATTCGTCTGTACGAACTGGATGCCACACGGCTTGGTGCCACGCTCTGGCGCTTCCACGGGCACGAGCATGAAGGCGACATCATCTGGCAGGGCCAGCTGTATTCCCCGATCCAGATTGAGGCCAGCGGCTTCGACATCCGCGGCGATGGCCGGCCAGCTACGCCAAAGCTCAGGCTGGCCAACGAGCTGTCGGGTGTTCCGCGTGCAGTTTCGGCGCTGTGCCTTCAGTTCAAGGATCTGGCCGGCGCGAGCTTCAAGGTGATCGAGACGTTCAAGCACTTCCTTGATGCGGCGAACTTCGACGGGGGCAACCCAGATGCCGCAGACCAGTGCCGCACCAGCCTGTGGAGAATCGAGCAGAAGACCGAAGAGAACTTTTCGGCTGTCGGTTTCGAGCTTTCCAGCCCCATCGACATGGAAGGCCAGCAGCTTCCGTCCCAGCAGATCACCAAGCTGTGCCGGTGGGCCATGCGTGGTCAGTACCGCCAGGAGGCATGCGGGTATACCGGCACTGCGATGTTCGACAAGAAGAACGAGCCCACCGACAACCCGGCGCTGGACCGCTGCGGGGGCTGGTGGAGCAGCTGCAAGTTGCGCGGCAATACCCGCCGGTTCGGCGGCTCAATGGGCGCAAGCCTGATCGCCAAGGGGTAACCATGCGAATCAATCAAAAGCTTCAGGACGCCATGCGAGCGCACGCCGAGCAGTCACACCCGGCCGAGGCCTGCGGGCTGCTGATCAAGACGGATGCCGGACGTGAGTACGTACCGTGCGGCAACGTGGCCACCAACCCGCTGCAGCACTTCCTGATCGACAAGCACGACGCTGCGGCGGCAGAAGACAGGGGCGAGGTGCTGGCCATCGTGCACAGCCACCCGGACCGCGCCGCAACGCCGAGCATGACCGATCTGGTCAGCTGTGAGCTGCACGAATTGCCCTGGGCGATTGTGGGCTGGCCCGGCGGTGACATTCAATGGTTCAAGCCCAGCGGCTTCCAGGCCCCGTTGCTGGGCCGGGACTTCTCGCATGGCCTGCTTGATTGCTGGTCGGCCTGCCGTGACTGGTACGCCCGCGAGGCCTCACTGCCGCTGCCGAACTTCGAACGCAAGGAACTGTGGTGGGAAGATCCAGACAGCCCCAGCCACTACGAAGAAAACTACGAGGCCTGCGGGTTCGTCAGGGTTGATCAGCCCCAGCGCGGCGACTTGCTGGTGTTTCAGATCCCGACAGTGGGCAGGGCCTGCCACTTCCCGAATCACGCAGCTATCTACCTCGGCTCGGACGCCAGCCTGCAAAGCGAGGACGCGCCTGCACTGGGCGGTTCTGGTCCGTTCATCTACCACCACATGCCCGGTCGCCTGGCTGCCCGTGAGGTCTACGGCTGGTCGATGGCCAACCGCGTGAAACTGATCCTGCGCCACAAGGAATACACCCCATGACCATGCGCACCATCAAGTTGTACGGCGTGCTGCGCAAGCACTTCGGGCGCGAATACCGCATCGACGTGCACAGCGTTCGTGATGCCGTGAATGCGCTGTGTGCGATGAAGCCTGGCTTCGAGAAGTTTCTGCGGACCGGCGAAGAGCGCGGCCTGGTGTTCAGCGTGTTCTGCGGCAAGCGCAACGCTGGCGAGGCCGAATTCGACATGCAGGGCAGCGACACCAGTGATATCCGCATCGTGCCGTTGATCCAAGGCAGCAAGCAGGCCGGTCTGTTTCAGGTCGTGCTCGGTGTGGCCTTGGTGGTTGCTGGCGCGTTTACGGGCGGGCTCAGCTCCGGTGTTGGTATGGCGCTTCTTGCTGGTGGTGCAGCCGTCGGCCTGGGCGGTGTCGTGCAGATGCTTTCTCCCACGACCACTGCCGGCGTCGGCAGCAACAACGATGATGGAAACAATCCCAGCTATGGCTTTGGTGGGGCGGTGACCACCGTTGCCCAGGGCAATCCCTATCCCGTGCTCTACGGCGAACGAGAGATCGGCGGTGCCGTCGAGTCAGGCGGGATTTACACACAAGATCAGGTTTGATCATCAGGTAACACCAGACCCGCTTCGGCGGGTTTTCTTTTTTCTGGGGGGCGGTATGGGAAGTGCGGTAGCAGCGCGAAGCATTCGCGGGAGCAAGGGCGGCGAGTCCACACAGAAGCAGCCGACGATTGCGTTAAACAGCACAGCTTCCATTGCCACCGCGCGCATCGTCTACCTGTGGAGCTGGGGACCCATTGTTGGCCCGGTGGACGGCCTGCGCTCAGTGAAGCTCGACGGAACGCCGCTGGTGGCCGAGGACGGCACTGTCAACTTTCCGGGCGTGAAGTGGCAGTTTCGCAATGGAGAGCTGAACCAGCAGCGCCTTGAGGGCATTGCCGAGTCCAGCAACGAAGTCGACGTAAACCAGCAGCTGCTCAGCACCACGCCTTATCTGCGCTCCATTAACAATCCGGTGCTCGACGCGCTTCGTGTGCGTTTCAGTTGGCCGCAACTCCAGTCTCAGGACCAGAACGGCAACATCAACGGCGTGCGAATCGATTATGCGATTGACCTAGCCACTGACGGCGGGCCTTTTGTTCAGGTACTGGCGGACTACGTAGACCGCAAGAACGTCACCAAATATGAGCGCAGCCATCGGCTTAACCTGCCTGCGGGCAGCCGCTGGACGATGCGCGTACGCCGGATTACACCAGAGGCCAACAGCTCGCTGGTTCAGGACGCGATGTTCGTCGAGGCGGTGGCCGAGGTCGTAGACAGCGATCAGGAATTCCCACTCACCGCTGTGGGCTGTGTTGAGTATGACGCCCAGCAGTTCGGCGGCGATATCGCCAAAATTGCAGTGCTGATGCGCGGGCGCATCGTGCGTGTACCCACCAACTACGACCCGGAGACGCGGACCTATGCCACGTCTGGCGCAGGCACCAGTAACGGGGTATGGGACGGTACGTTCAAAGAGGCCTACACGAACAACCCGGCCTGGGTGTGTTACGACCTGGCGCTGAACCCTTACTACGGCCTCGGGCACCGTATCGATGCCACGATGGTGGACCGCTGGAACCTGTACCGCATTGCGCAGTATTGCGACCAGATGGTGCCGAATGGCATGGGCGGCATGCACCCCCGGATGACTTGCAATATCTACCTGCAAAAGCAGGCAGATGCCTACGCCGTGCTGCAAGACCTGTCGAACATCTTTCACGGTATGAGTACCTGGGATGGCAGTCAGATCACGTTCAACGCCGACATGCCAGGCGACCCGGTCTACACCTACAACCCGTCGCAGATCCTCAACAACGGCGAAATCCAGTATTCAGGCACCCGGGCGCGCGACCGCCACAACTTGGCAATGGTGACCTGGGACAACCCGGACCAGAGTTTTTCGACGGACAAAGAGCCGGTATTCGATGAAGTGGCGCTGGCCGAAAGCGGGTCAGTGAATGAGATGTCCGTCGAGGCCTATGGCTGCACATCGCTTGCCCAGGCGCAGCGCGCCGGCCAGTACGCGCTGATCACCGAACAGACGCAAACGAGGGGTGGCACGTTCCGCGTCGGCCTGGACGGCGGTATTCCGAAAACAGGGCAGATCATTGCCGTGGCTGACCCCATGCTGGCCGGTCGTGCGAACGGCGGGCGTATCAGCGCGGTGGCAGGGCGCGTCATCACCGTTGACCGTGACATCGATCTTCCGACTGGTGCCAAGCTTCGCGTGAACCTGCCCAGCGGCAAGACCGAGGCGCGGGTTATCACCTCACTCACCGGTCGGCGGGTAACGGTCGCCGCCAGCTTCAGCGAAGTTCCAGAAGCCGAATGCGGCTGGATCCTCGAATACGACGACCTGAAAACCATGCAGTTTCTGGTGCGCAATATCACGCGCCCGGAATGGCACCAGTACCAGCTCGAGTGCATCCAGCACGAACCGAGCAAGTTTGACGCCATCGACTTCGGCGCTGTGGTAGATATCCGCCCAATCAGCGGCATTCCAGTGGGCGTGCAGGCTGCGCCGGGCGCTGTGTTCGTGACTCAGCACATCGTGATCGAGCAGGGTATTGCCGTCACCAGCATGACCATCAGCTGGGACGCTGCGCCAGGCGCAGTTGCGTATGACGTGGAATGGCGCTGGGGCTCGCGCGAGTGGGTCAAGATGCCGCGCACGGGCGAACAGTCTGTCGATGTGCCGGGTATCTACTCCGGGCAGTACATGGCCAGGGTGCGCGCTGTAAGCGCTTTAAATGTGTCGTCGCTGCCTGCTACGTCGCTGCTGACGAACTTGCAGGGCAAGACCAGCTTGCCGCCCGCCGTTACCTCGCTGACTGCCACTTCGCTGATATTTGGGATTGCGCTCAAGTGGACTTTCCCACCCGGCGCAGAGGACACGCAGCGCACTGAAATTTGGTACGGGCCGACGACAGATCTGGCCAAGGCCACAAAGCTCAGCGACCTGGCTTACCCGCAGTCTGAATACGTCATGCAGGAGCTGCTGGCC